GGCGGAGACTCCGAAGGTATGGGGTCGACTTGCGCTGGCAGAGCCGTAATCAAGAACTCGCCAGGTCAGGTAGTATTACTTCCGACCTAGCGACTATTGACCTAAGCTCAGCTAGTGATTCGATAGCTTCTTCTGTCGTCGAGGTCCTTTTGCCTCGGAGGTGGTGGTTGCTGTTGGATGCTTGTCGATCTCATTACGGCATTCGTAACGGGAAACCAGTGAAATGGGAGAAGTTCTCCAGTATGGGGAACGGCTTCACATTCCAGTTGGAATCCCTGATTTTCTACGCAGTTGCATCTTGCTGCGCGGATTATCTCTCACTCAGTACTTCTGATGTGAGCGCTTATGGGGACGATGTTATAATCCCTTCTGCGTGTTACGAAATCTTCTCCGAGATGATGGACTTTTATGGCTTCCGAATAAATAGTAAAAAGAGTCACTTTGACTCGCTATTTAGGGAAAGCTGTGGAGCCCATTTTTACTCGGGCACTGACGTCAAACCAATCTACCTTAAGAGTAGAGTTGACTCGATTCCAGCAGTTTACCGCCTAGCAAATGCAGTTCGTAGGCTAGCCCATAGACGTAATTTCCTTTACGGCTGTGATGCTCGTCTTCGTCCTGTATTTGAACTCTTAGTGTCTTCCGTTCCCGTTGCACTTCGCTTCAGGATCGATGAGACACTCGGAGATGGTGGATTCATCTCGAACTTTGATGAAGCCACCCCTAGCCGCGCGAGGAAAGGACTGGGCGTCGGTTATCAACCGGCACCTTACTCCGTTCCTAACGTGGTGGAGGTAGGAAAAACCTACTACGATGAAACAGTGGGCTATTTACTAGCCTCACTTTGGAAACTAGAAACAACTACCTCAGGTTTCGACCTGGAGCGGAAGCTTCTAGTAGACGCCGTGTTTCAGAGCCACATAAGTGGCCTTGAAGAACGCCGTGCCAAGCTCCAAGCGGTCATGTCGCGTAGAAAGGAGGATAGAACAGCATTGGGACGTAACTCCGTCTCAGTGTTTGGTCGAACCTCTTTCCGCGTCGTGAACAGCTTGGTTAAGCGGTGGTACGATCTCGGCCCTTGGATTTAATCTTGGGCTTTTCCCTGTCGAGGCTTTAACTAGCCGAGTTAAGGGTGGAGAGGG